ATGAATTCCAGGCCGTCACCCAAGGACATGCCGGGGCTGGTGGAGATGCGGGCGCTGCTCAAGAACAACCCTTCTGGCTTCGTGAAGCAGTTGGCGGAGATCGAGCAGGAGTACGAGAAGAGGGTGGACAAGTGGGAGAAGGAGGAGCAGATCCGGCTGAGGCAGGAGCGAATGCGAGCCAAGAAAGCTGCCCGTTCTAGGGAGAAGCCAAAGGAAGAAGATCCAGGGACGGAGAGGGCGCTGCAGTTGTGCGTGGAGAGGCTGAGGGCGATTGCGGAGGAGACGAAATAACATGCCGCGCTTTGCCGCTGAAACTACTGTACCGGTCGAGAGGTCCAAGGCGGAAATCGAGGCGTCGCTGATCCGCTGGGGCGCCGACGAATTCCAGACCGGCTGGAAAGAATCCAAAGGCGGCAGCGACGGCGCGGCCATGATCGCGTTCAGGCTTGAGGGATTGTTCATCCGCTTTGTGTTGCCGATTCCCCGACGAGATGAGAAACGCTTCACGCACAAAAAGGATCGTTACGGCTACGAGAAAAAGTTGAATGACAATCAGGCGTTCAAGGAGTGGGACCAGGAAGTCCGCAGCCGCTGGCGAAACTTACTGCTGGCGATCAAGGGCAAGCTTGGAGCTGTGGAATGCGGCATCAGCACCATTGAGAAAGAATTCCTGGCATTCATCGTGCTGCCGAACCAACTCACCGTGGGCGAGTGGATGGTGGAATCACTCGCCCAGATCAAAGCTGGAGAAATGCCGAAGCTGCTGGGATTCGCGAAGGACAACATTCAAGATGCTGAGTTTGAGGAGACAAGGAATGGGTGAGCGGATTTGGTTTTGGGATTGGCAATGGAAGTGGGGCCGGTGGGAGTGGGGAGTGCCTGCCTGGATGAACCAGACGAAGGCATGGCACCAGGAAGAGCGCGAGTTCTTCTGGGACGACTACGGCGGTGAAGGATGACTGATCCTTTCAAAGACGTCGCTCCCCGCGAATTGGCCTGGAACCTGCGCTTCCGTAGCGCTGTCCTCAAGGAGTTTTATGAGAAGCCTGAGTTAAGGGCTGGCTGCATCGAACTCTGTAAACGCTCTTTCACCTTCTGGGTCAATGCCTTCGTCTGGCAGAAAAATCCCAAGAAGAAAGCCGGGGAGGCAGCCGGCCCCTTCATCCTCTACGACTTCCAGGAGCGGGCGGTCCACAAGGAACCCGGCGTGCCCTGGCCGGGCGAAGATCCTGAAGACCTTCAGGACTGCGGCCTCTTCTGGTGCATCAAGAACGGCCAAAGCGTCGTGATCCAAAAGAGCCGCGAGCTGGGAATTTCCTGGCTGTGCATCTTGGTGTTCACTTGGCAGATGCTCTTCCACAACAACAGGGATTTCCTGTGCGTGTCCCACAACGAAGAGGCTGTCGATGATCCTTCACCTAACTCCCTCTTCTTCAAGATCGAATATGCCATTGAGCGGCTTCCTTCTTGGATGGCTCACTTCGACAGGGATGCTGGAAGCGGTATGTCGATTAAGAGGCAGTCAGGTTTCTTTGGAAATCCCTCCAGGTGTTCTACTATCACAGGATCTGCTACAACCGCTCGTCTTGGCGTTGGAGGCCGCGCGACAGCCGTCCTGCTCGACGAGTTCGCATTGGTGAGGGACGACAAAAAGGTCCGCGAGCGCACGGCCGGCACATCGGACTGCCGCATCTTCAACTCCACGCACCAGGGCATGGACACGCAGTTTTACTTGCTGACTCAGACTCCGGAGATCCCAAGGCTGACGATCCACTGGACCCAGCATCCGGAGAAGAGGCTGGGGCTTTACAGGTCGGCCCAACCCGTGGAGATCCTCGACAAGACTTACGTGTTCCCCCCGGATTACAAGTTCGACCAGTCGGGTGAGCCCCAGGGCGGCATCCGGCCCGGCCTCAGGAGTCCATTCTATGACAGAGCCTGCGTCGAGATCGGCAGCAAAACCGGCATCGCCAAGGAGCACGACGTCAATCCATCAGGCTCGGTGGCGCAAGTGTTTGATGCTGGCCTTGTTTATGAACTCATCCGGAAACACTGCACGCCCTGGTTCTGGGAAGGCGAAATGGATCGGCAGGGAGAAGGTTTGGTATACGCTCCAGGCGGCCGGATTAAGCTCTGGTGCCATCTCAACAATGATAAACCTCCCGTGGGTCGATATGGCGCAGGCGCTGATGTCTCTCTCGGATGCGGAACTACACCGAGTTGTCTCACGATTGGAAATGCTGACACGGGCGAGAAAATTCTCGAAGCCACGACATCCGATATGCCCCCCGACATCTTCGCCATCTGGGTGAAGAACATCTGCAACCTCTTCCGCGACGAGGCCGGTCAACCCCCGCTCCTCGTCTGGGAGAAGCTCGGCATCGGCATCGTCTTCACCAAGGCCATCATCCGCATCGGCTACCGGCGATTCTTCTACCAGACCAACGAGATGGCCGTATCGAGCGACCAGCGCGACCCGGAGGACCCAGGCTGGGCGCCGACCCCGAAGAACATGCTGGCCCTCATGGAGGAGTACAAGCGCGCTCTGCTGAACCGCGAGTTCTTGAACCGCTCCGAGATGGCCATGCTCCAATGCCTGGCCTGGAGATACAATAAGAATGGCTACCCCAGCTTCGCGGGCACGAGCAATCAGACCGACGATCCTTCAGGGGCCAAGGACCACCACGGCGATTTGACCGTGGCCGATGCGCTGGCGGCCAAGATGATGGGGATTCTGGGCTATAAAGGCGTGCAGAAGGAGACCAGGGAACTGCCGATGCGGAGCATGCTCTGGCGGGCTCAGTTACGTAAGAGTCAGGAATCTCAAGAAAGTGGGTGGGTGAGATGATTACTTGCTCCTAACTCCCATTTCCCAGTAGAATCGTGGTCAGGTGAAGCCGAAAGGCAGCATGGTCACGACCACAGCCCCCCAGCGGCAAAACGCCCGCGCTCCGTCCCCCCACATCCGGGGAGTCGATCCGGACATCGACCGCCTTTGTCAGGCCATCCGCCGCTCCCGCCTAATGCTCCGCTACCCCCGTGAATGCCGCCGCAACGCCGTCCTCCAGTACGTCGGCCGCAACTACGCCGAAGACGGTACCATGGAGGAAGTTCCCCTCAACATGCTCGCCCTGTACGTGCAGATCGTCTCCCGCTCTCTGGTCCCCAAGTCTCCCGCCGTGATGATGAGCACCTTTCAGCAGCAGAACAAGCCCATCGTCAACGCCATGGAAACCTGGGTCAACAAGGAGATGCGCGACATGCACATCGACGAGACCTTCCGCCGCTGGGTGACGGACGGCCTCTTCTCGATAGGGATTCTGAAGGTCGCCCTGTCCACGCCTTCGGACGCCGCCCACCTGGCCTGGAACCTCCGGGCCGGCCAGCCCTTCGCCTCGTGCGTGGACCTTGACGACTTCGTTTACGACCAGCATGCCCGCGACTTCAGCGAGGTGTCCTTCATCGGCCATCGCTACCGGGTGCCGCTCGACACGGTGCGCGACTCCTCGATGTACTCAGCGGCCCGCAAGAACCTCGTGGCCTCCACTGATCCACTCTACAACCAGGAAGGCGACGAAAGGGTCAACGTCATCTCCAGGACGTGGTACGGCCAAGCCGCCGGCGAGGAGTACGAGGAGATGGTGGACCTGTGGGAGATCTTCGACCCCCGTCGCCGCCTCATCATCACCCTCGCGGCCGACGATGCCAATAACCCCGAAGTCTCTTACCCATCCTGGAAGGCTAAGGCCCTGCGCGTGCAGCGCTGGCTCGGCCCCGACAATGGCCCCTACCACATCCTGGGCTTCGGCGTGGTACCTGGGAACATCCTGCCCAAGGCCCCCATCCAGGACTTGTTCGACCTGCACATGCACATCAACCAGATCTACCGCAAGCTCATGCGGCAAGCCGAGCGGCAGAAGTCCCTCCTCATGTGGTCCGGAGCCGCCGAGGGCGACGCTGACCGGCTCAAGAACGCCAACGACGGCGACGTGGTGCGCGTGGACAACCCCGACAAGGTCCAGATCAAGGTCTGGGAACAGATCAGCCAGCTCAACATGCAGCTTTTCCTCGACGCCGTGGCCCGCTTCAACCAGCTCGCCGGAAATCTGGAAATGCTTGGCGGGCTGGCTCCTCAGTCGAAGACGGCCAAGCAGGACACCATGCTCAACGCCAAC